AAGCCGTCAAGAAAACAAACCAAGACGCATCGATCGTATACGAGGGTCGCTGGAGTGGCAGCCGTGACGACCTAATCGCAGCCATCGAAGCCGAAACATGGTACACAGCAGACGAGGCTATCGCGGCAGGATTGGCGGATCGAAAGTCCCCGCAAAAGATGGCAGCGTTCGCGGCTGCCGGGGACATCGAGAAGTTTCAATACAAGCACATTCCGAACGAAGTCAACAAGACGGTCTACATGAATGAGATGCAGGCCAAGCTGTTTTCGAGCTTTACTGATTCCGAATTGAAAGGACATGGCAATGACTAAGCGAGTTGAGATATTCTGTGGCAACAAGTCGATCGGGCGTTACGATTTGTGCGACCTGCCGAGGATTGGCGACTTCATCGACCACGACGGCGAAGAGCATCAAATAAGCCGGGTGGTGTTCAACTTGAGCGGCAAGGCGGCGTTGCACTGCGAGGCACCGAAGTCGGCACCGAAACCGGAGCCAGTCGCCCCGCCAGAGCCACCGAAGCCTGCCCCGGAGAAAAGTGTTGACAAGCCCCGCCGTAAATCGTAGTATTTGAGTTGAACAACTTAGAGAACGGGTTGCGAGAGAACCGGCAAGAGCCGCTATCCGCAACTGACAGTAAACCAAGATTGCAAGAGCAACGCGGTTTGCTAAATCGTCCATTCATTTGGGCGGTCTAGCAAGCCGCGTTTTTTGTTGCTCCTAGCCGCCCGGCACGGAGCAACAAAAATGCAAACCACGCGAGAAATCCAAGAGTCGATCGACGACTTGGCCATCGAAGGTCAAGCCATCTACGACGCGGCGAAAGCTGCCAATCGCGAGCTGACATCCGAGGAATCGGATCGGTTCGACGCCATCACAGGGCAGCTTGTCCCGGACCTGCGAAAGAAGCTTGGCGAAGCCCAGGCCCGCGAAGATAAGATCCGCAGCCTCGCCCAAACTCGCCAACGCGAACAGCGTGCCGCCGAGTTGTCTGGCATGAATTCGGAAAGCCTACAGCGTAACGCTGTGCTGCCGATCAATGGCCGCGAACAGACCGAAAACAACAGCCGCGACGGGCGTGCTTTTGTCAAAGTCACCAAGCTACGGGCGTTCAAGAGCGACACCGACGCTTACGACTCGGGCATGTGGATGCGGGCCATGATTGGCCGCGAATTCAATCGTGAGGACGTGGCGGCACTTCAACACTGCCAGCGACGCGGGTTGTCCCTGACCAATGCGGGCACTGAGGGCCAAGGCTCCACGGGCGGTTATCTTGTTCCGGCCCCACTCTCGCAGACACTGATTGACGTTCGCGAAAGCGTTGGCGTTGCACGGCGTCTATTGCAGGTGGTGCCGATGACCGCCGACACGCTTGAGATTCCCAAGCGGGCCGGTGGCCTGACTGTTTACGGTGCCGGTGAATCGGCAGCGTTCACAGCGTCCGACAAGAGTTGGTCGCAAGTCAAGCTGGTTGCGGACAAGCGATACGTGGCCCATCAGATTTCGCAAGAGTTGACCGACGATGCGATTATCAACATCGTTGACGACGCTGTTAGCGAGATGGGTTATGCCCTTGCGTTGGCCGAAGATTCGGAAGCCATCAACGGCGACGGGACTTCAACCTATCGCGGCGTGCTTGGCATCAAGAACGGCATCGGTGCGGGTGGGGTCTACACGGCGGCCACCAATATGGATACGTGGGGCGAGCTTGCCATGCTCGACTTCACGGGCACGATGGGCAAGTTGCCATCGCAGTATTGGACGGGTGAGCAACTTAGCTGGGTTTGCTCAGCTTCGTTCTATCACGCGGTAATGCTTCGCGTGCTTGCGGAGGCAGGCGGCAACACGATTGCCAATCTGCAATCCGGTGACACGGGCATGCCGATGTTCCTTGGCCACCCGGTCTACTTCACGGACCGGATGCCAACCGCGACCGCAGCCGCGACGATCCACGCTTACTTCGGTAACTGGCGTCAACTCGGCATCCTCGGCCAGCGGACGGACGTTCGGGTAGCACGGAGCGACGACTACGCGTTCCTGAATGACCTGACGACCATCAAGGCCACTTCCCGTTACGACATCAAGCTACACGCTCCGGGCACTGCTTCGGCGGCCGGTGCTGTTGTTGCTCTCAAAACCGCCAGCTAAGGAGCATAACAATGCGTTCAGTTTTACCGCTCTCGCAAGAGTGCAAATTTTCAGACTTCGACTACGCATCGTCCACCTCGGACATCACGGTGGAAGTCGATACCAGGGGTTACAGCGGTTGCCTGTTCCTTTGCAAGTTCGCTGCCGTTGGTGGTGCTGGTTCGGTCAAGGCCCAAGAGCATGACGTGACCGCCACCGGGCAGACCGACCTTACGGGAACGTCAATCACGGTTGCCACTGACGACGACGACCAGAGCTTCTATATCGACATTCCCCGCCCGCAAAAGCGGTATCTGTCGTTTATCATCGCCAAGGGTGGAGCGACAACAGCCGCGAGTGGTTTTTGCTTGCTGTACGGTGCCAGTGAATCGCCAATCACTAATACAGTGACTGACGAATTCACGGGCGAAGTTCACGTATCGCCTATCGCTGGCACTGCGTAACAACCACAGCGGACGGTAGTTTCGACTGCCGTCCGCTTTTCTATATCGAGGGGTCGCATGATCGAGCAAGTCGTCAGCGTAAGCGGCAACGAGCCGGTCACGATCGACGCCGCGTTGCGTTTGCAGTTCGGCGCGGCCAGCGACAAAGACACGCTCATTGGCAACTTGATTTCAGAGGCACGCGATTACGCCGAGCGTTGCACGCAAAGAACACTGCGAGACTTAGTTACTCGCAAGATTCTGTTGTGCTACTTCCCGTCGCGAATCGAATTGCCTTGGCCGCCAGCTTTGGCAATCAGTTCGGTGCAGTATTACGACGCGGACGGTAATAGCCAGACAGTCAGTTCGGGCGACTACCGATTGACGGTAAGCACGAACGGCAAAGCGTCGCTGGAATTCGACGTTGATTACTCCTACCCAAGTTTGGACGTGCGGCAGGATGCTTTTAGCATCACGTACACCACGGGCTATTCGAGCGGCGTCCCTGAATGTGCAGCGTCGGCAATCAAGCTGCTGACGCTGGCGTTCTATGCACAAGATTCGGAAGTCAGTCAGAAACTTTATATGGAACGTGCCGACGCATTGCTAAGCACTGTGGCGATGCCGGTTTACGCATGAGGGCCGGAGCTTGCAAGTGGACCGGAGTGATTCAGCGAGTCACGAAAAAGGATGACTGGGCAAGTGGTTCGGACTCGTGGGCCACGCTGGCAACCGTCTATTGCAGCCTCAGGCCGACGACCGGCGGAGAGCAAGAGGTAGCGAGTCAGTTGCAATCAACACAGAGCCATGTTGCCGAGTGGCGATACGACGCAACGAGTGCAACCGCCAGACCCCGCGACCGTATGTCGATCGATTCGCGGACGTTTGAGATTGCATCGATTTACAACGTGGACGAACGGCGGCATTGGATTCGGGCTTACTTGACGGAGAAAAACCCGTGAGCGTTTTCATCACCGGCGACAAGCAGCTTGACGCACTACTTCGGCGGCTACCGAGCAAGGTGCAAATCAAGGCCGTGAAGAAGGCGACTCGGAACCTTGCCAAGAAACTCAAGCCGAAGATTGTCGCGTTGACGCCAGAGGATCAGGGCGACATGCGGCGAGCGTATCAGGTGCGAGCGTCTAACCGGAAATACAAACAACCGACCGGCAAGATTCGGGGCGGCGTGAACAAGACGACTGGGTTTACTTACACGTTCCCGGTCCAAAAGATCGTGGCCCGAAGCTACGGGGCGAAGGTCGAGATAACACGCGACAGCCTGAACAAAGTTCGGACGACAGCGGGAGCCGAGCCGATCGGGGCGGGCGACTATTTCTACCCGGCATCGGTGGAACTGGGGACGCAACGCGAGACAGCACAGATGCCCATGCGAACCGCAACGGACCAGATGAGAGACGACGTAGGGCGAGAGATGCAGATCGAGTTGGCTGCCGTGATTAACGCGGAGGCGGCGAAGCGATGAGCGTATTAGCCGACTTGGCAACCTACCTGCGAACGAAGTCAGGCGTCACGGATTTATTGGCGACGGCAGACACGCACAAGATTATTCGCGACGGACGATTGCGAGAGGGGGACGGGTTCCCGGCGATCGTGTTGCAGAGCGTCAGCTACCAGCCGAACTACAGCCTCACGAATCAAGTTGACGTGAATCAGGAAACGGTACAGATCGATTGTTACGCCGAACGGAATCCATACGACGCCAAGGCACTCGACGAACAGGTGCGGCTAGTGCTGAGCGGATACAAGGGCGTGATGGGCAACACGAGTTGCCGAGGTGCGTTCATCCGATCGAGTCGTGACCTGACAACGAAACCAACAGACGCAAGCGACGATTGGCGGCCTCGCGTTAGTCGTGATTACGAGATTTTTTACACACAAGCAATTCCTTCATGGAGTTAAAAAGTCATGCCTGACACTGGCCATTTAGCGACTCTCGGGCTGGGCACGTCATCGTTCAGCGTTTCCCTGACTTCGATCGGCGGATTCTCGATGGAGCGTCCGGTTATCGACACAAGTCACCTGGGCACAACGGACTACCGGAGTAAGATTCCTGGCGACTTGGTTGACGTGGGGAGCTTCGACATTACCGAGTTTTTCTTGTGCGGAACAACGCCACCGATTACGGCGGATGCCGAGACGATCACGGTCACTCTGCCGGAGTTGACCGCCCTGGGCAACCCGCCTTCGATTGCCGGTTCGGGATTCTTCACGGCGTTCAACACGGCGGAGCTCGTGACGGATCAACTACAGATGTTCACAGCAACGATTCAATGGGCAACGGCCCCAACATTCACCGCAGAGACAGACGTGTAATGCAAGTCACAACGAAGCAGCTTGTTGGAGTGCGTCAGGTTAATGGAGGGCAAGAAACGGTTGCCCATCCGACCGATCAGGTTTACGTCAACTCGCGACTCATGGGCTATTGCGGCCATCAACCAAACTGCCACATATCGTTTTGCCGTCCGACGACAGCGACAGCAGCGGCGGAAGTGTTGGCGGAAGTGCAGACACTACGTAAGAGCGAAGGCCGACCGGAGCCAGTGCGATTCGTGCTACCGCCAGACGTGCCGCTAGAGATCGTGCTGCAATACATGCCGTCCGATGACACCGAGGGCGACGAGGATGAATAAGGGCAACGGATTCGCAGACGCGAACGCTTTCGTCTCGCGGGCCAAGCAGTACCGATACAAGGAATTGGCCACGCCGCTTGGCAAAGTGGTGATTCGCTCGTTGACGGCGGGCGAGTTTTGCGAATTCCGCAAGCTGATTGAGAACGATGGCGAACTTGACGCGGGACTGTGGGCATTCGGCACGTCAGCTTTGACACCCGACCGAAGCAAGCCGCTGTTTAACGAGTTGGACCGCAAAGAGTTGCGACACATCGACGCCAGTGTGATGGTCGAGATTGTGGCCGAGTGCATGATGCATTCGATGAGCGGTGAAGTGACGACGGAGCAAGCGGCAAAAAACTCCGAAACGAC